GGCGGAAAGCCGATGTTCGTCCATGGCAGGAAGATCTACCATGCCGACGGATCCTGTGAAGAGGCGAGTTTGGCCCGCAACGTGCCGAAGTCGGCGGAGGGTTTCCGGCAGCAAGGTTCGCTTGAGAAGTGGTCGGCAGCCACCGAAGTCTTTACCAACCGCGGCATGGAGCCGTTCGCTTTCGCTCTGCTGGCCGGGTTCGGGGCCCCGCTGATGAAGTTCACCGGCTTTGACGGCGCCCTAATCTCAATGGTCGGCGAGTCCGGTGCCGGCAAGACCCTGATGCTCCGTTTCAACCAATCGATCTGGGGCTACCACAACGACCTGATGATGCTCAGAGACGACACCAAGAACGCGTTGGTGTCCAGGCTCGGGGTCTACGGAAACCTGCCGCTGGTGGTCGACGAGGTGACCAACATGCCGGGGATTGAGATCTCGGACTTCGTCTACAAGGTCACCCAGGGGCGGGACAAGGCACGGCTGACCAAGAACTCCGAGGAGCGCAAGCTGATCAACGCCTGGAACACCCTGGCTGTAACCTCGTCGAACGCCTCGTTGATCGACAAACTCTCCGAACTCAAGCACGACGCCTCCGCCGAGATCAACCGGGTCTTCGAGTACCCGGTGCCGGAGATGGACTGCTTCAAGAGCCAGGTCGCCTCGCAGACCTACTGGACCATCCACGAGAACTTCGGCCATGCCGGCGAGGTCTACGCTAAGTACCTGGTACGCAACATCGACGTGGTCAAGTTCGCCATCGATAAGATGCGCGAGAAGATCGACCTGCGGGCGAAGGTGCGGGGGGATGAGAGGTATTGGTCGGCCGTTGCTTCGGCGTCTCTAGTCGGCGGAGCGATCGCCAAGTCGCTGGGGCTGATCAAGTTCGACGTGGTGCCGACGATGGAGTGGGTGATCAAGGTAATCCGCAACATGCGCGGCGACAAAGACGATCTGGTCGGCGACCCGGTCGGCATCCTTGGCCAGTTCCTGGATGAACACGCCTCCAACCGTTTGCTGGTCAAGGGCGACTATCGGCCAAGAGGTATCTGCACGATCATCGAAGCTCCGCGGGGCCCGCTGCTGATCCGCTACGAGTTGGACAGCAAGATTCTCTACCTGTCCCGGGCGGCGTTCAAGACCTGGGTTGCCCGCCGGTTTGGGTCCTATACCCAGATCAAGGTCGAGCTTGAGAAGAAGAAGATTTTGCGGGATGCCAACAAGCCGAAGTGCTTGGGGTCGAACACCTTTTACGACTCAGCCTCGCAGCCTTGCTGGATGATCGATATGAAGAACCCTAAACTGGGGGCAGTAGTGGAGAACTTGGTGGAGGTAGCTGATGCACTGGCAAAAGCACCTCTGCATTTAGCCGGGAAAAGGAAATGAGGGGGAGAGGATGAGCACAGAAACGCGTAAGTTCACAGTGGGCGACGTCATCAGGATGCCGGGGTACCAGACTCAGCCCGGCCGTTTCCGATGCTGGAAAATTGTTGGTGTGTACCTTGGAGGCGTCAATCAAGAGGGGTCTTATGGATTGTACCCGCTTGACATTCTGCGCAACAAAATAATCAACGTCCCTTGCCTAATGTTGGAAACGCACCCACACATCGAAAGGGTGTAGCTTATGAACCTCAAATGGTTTTTCAACCTGTTCACAAAGAAGCCCCGCCGGGATCTCGACTACCTGCGGAAACTTATGAAGGTCGCGTCAACTGCCATAGAGAGGGTGTCATGAAAATAAGAATTGAGAAGGAAGTGCCTGACGGAGACACCTGCATCGGATGCAAAGAATATGACTACCATGCTGAGTGGTGCAACTTCTTCAGAATGGCTAGCGTTGGAGAAGACAAAAAGCATTACAAATGCCTTGAAGCAGCCGAGGCATACGCAAAAACTGTAAACTTGAAACCCGAGAGTATATCTGAAACAATATTATCGAGGTGAGTATGAAAATAATCAAACCGTCAGTTGAGTTTTTCGGAGCAGTACCGACAGAATATAATGCTGCTCTCAAGTTCATCGAAATGGCAGGCAGAACTTGTTACAAGTCAGAAGACAAGATCACTGAAGATAGTGCTGAAGGATTTGTCAAGAAGCTGATCAAAGCTGGGCATCTGGCTATGGTTGAGCACTCGAATTTTGTGGTGCGAACTCCCAAAATTGAACTCGATGTGCGCGGTGTAATAGGAAAGTATTTGAACTACTACTACACCGATAAGTACCTCTACGTAGGGGGGAGTCTCACTGCGTGGTATCAGCGTGGCAAAGAGATGGGCTGGAAGAACCTGTTTGAACCGTTCCTTCATCAATACGGTATGCTATTCTCGATCGGCGATAAGTTCGACACCGCATTTGATGCCGCGGCTCCTCCGCTTCAAACAGTTTGGCAACCCTGCCCCCACGACGAAATCCCCAAGGAACTTCACCGCTACTCAGCAAAGTTCATCTGTGATCGCGGCGTCAGTCATGGGTTGGTTCGGCATCGTCCTTGCTCTTTTGATCAAGAATCAACCAGATATGTGAGCTATGGTGGCAAGAATATAGAATTTATTGAGCCGGATGGTTTTGAAGAATGGAACTTGGCCTCTCAGATTATTTTTAAGGCGCAATGTCGATCTTCTGAAAGTGCATATAAATTTATGGTAGGTCTGACAGATGGATGCTCTCCTCAGCAAGCCCGCGCTGTCCTACCCAATGCTCTGAAGACCGAGATCGTGGTCACAGCAGATGCTGCTGAATGGGCGCATATCAGGAAGCTACGAACAGCGAAGTCGGCTCATCCTGATATGCAGCGAGTAATGAATATGGTGCCTTGGGAGGAATTTCTAAAATGAACCTCCTCAAATTCATATCTACCCACCGCATCCAGGGTGCCTTGTTGCGGGAGTTTATCAGTATGGGTTTATGGAAACCGGCAATGATGTCCTGCGATGAGCTTATTGTCGCAAGGGAAAAAGAGATCGAAAAACTTAAAGAGCTGAAGGCAATGCTCGAAAAGGAGGTTGGGTGATGCAAATACGCTGCACCAAGCATGGAGACTGGGACACTGACTGGGTAACAGTAAACGTCTGCCCTCATTGTTACGCTGAAGAATTGGTAGGCCCTATCAAGCGCTGCCCGGTGCACCACAAGGGCTTCACCGAGGCAAGTTGCCCGGAATGTGTGAATGAATCCACATCACGCATCATGCAGAATTGGAAGGAAAGGGTAGAGACAGCCACTACCGAAGAGTTCGACCCCAACGGCAAGGCACTACGATCAGGATATGGAATAGTAGAGACAGCCGCAGAAGGTACTCCTGTGCTGCTTCCTAATCAGTGGTATTGTAGAATGCACGGAGTATACAAGCCTCCAGCAGATGGGGCTTCGGCTTACGCGGGATATGGTTATCACCGTGTGGCCTGTCCCCTGTGTGCGGCCGCCGGCATCCAGGTGCAACTCGATGCTGAGAAAAAGATCTGTGAGCCACTGGAGGGGCGGAAAGGAGACTTGGAAGTCAGGTGCAAATCTTCTTTGGAGTTCGACCCCAACGGCAAGAAAGCAAGCGACCCCGGCAGTAAGCTCGACGGCGGCAAGCTCTTGGCTGGAGAGCTTGTCTTGTCGTTCCCTCGTGCCTTAGAGGCACTGGTGCAGGTTGCCACATACGGCGCTGGTAAATACTCAAGACATGGATTCTTGCAGGTACCCAATGCTGAGGTCCGCTACCTTGACGCCTGCATGCGACATCTTTTAAAGTACGGCCAAGGTGAACACCTCGACCTGGAGAGCGGTCTGCCACATATCGACCACGCACTGTGGAACGTTGCTGCCATTGTGGAGCTTGGGAGGCGGAAAGAGCAAACAAAAACCCCTCCCGAAGCAGCTGCACCACCGCCAGGAAGGGGTTAATTTTTAGTCCCTGAGACCATTCCCGGGGACCACCATGTACAGTGAGAATCGTAACTCACTTTACTGAAGATGTCAAACCAAAAAGGAGAATACCATGAACGTAAGACAGATCGCAGCAGTATGTCACGAAGCGAACCGGGAACTCTGCAACGCCCTCGGCGACGGCAGCCAGAAGTCATGGGTCGAGGCGGAGGAGTGGCAGCGCACCAGCGCCATCAACAGGGTGCAGTTCTGCCTCGACAACCCCAACGCGGCGGCAAGCGCAAATCACAACGCCTGGCTCAAGGAGAAGAAAGAGTCCGGCTGGGTATACGGCGAGGTCAAGGACGCCGAGAAGAAAACCCACCCTTGCATGGTTACCTACAAGAAACTGCCGGCCGAGCAGCAGGCGAAGGACCACCTGTTCAAGGCTGTGGTTGGGGCGCTTGCGCCGTTGTTGAAGGAGTAGATATGAAACCGTGTCCCTTTTGCGGTAAGGCACTAAAAGAATTATATGCTCCTGCGCACCGCCTTACTGACTTCGGATATCACTATCATTCGTGTCCGACTATAGGATGTATAGCATCCAGGATACAAGTTACCTACAATAACGAGGATGCATGGAATCGACGAACTCCTGCATTAAAAACCGGAGAGCCATGCAGCCACCCTGGGTGCTTAAACCACATGACTCATCCGTGCGAAGGGTGTGGAAGAATAGGAGGAGTTACTCCATCATCGCAGGCACCTCGTATTGAGTAGCTACGTCCCTCTCACGTCGACCGGTCGTGCCGGACTCTCCCCGGAGGATCTTGCGCACGGCCGGTTTAATATCCCGCCCCCCGATGGCAAACCTCGGCATCCGCAGGTTGAACTTCCTGATATCCTCCATGGCGGCACTGTCGCCGTCACCCTCAAGGATGGCCTCCGCCGCCCGCCGGATAAGTTTCCCTCGCCGCTCGGTGATCCGGGTTGATATCCCCCGCAGGCTGCGCTCCGCCCCTTGCGCCTTGGAGATCTCCTCCGGGTTGAAACCGAGGGCAATCATCAGCACATCGTCGGGGCCGATCTGGTCGTCAGGGATCAACTTCTTGCCGGCGCCGGTCTTCACCCCGTCCGTCATAGCTCTGATCGCCTTGAAGACATCCTTGATCGGTTTGGGGGCAGCGGCTTCAAGGCCCTTCATATAGTTGCCCTTGTTGATCATCTCGTCATATCCCTGCGCTAAGCCGGCACCGACTGAGAACACCGGGCCAAGCTGGTTGGCAGCCCACCACGCAGCAAGCTCCTTGCCATGCAGCCTCGGCGGCGGCTCGCTCTGCATCCCGTAGACATCCTGCAAGCCTACCCGCTTGGAGATATCCGCCCCGACCAGCGACGGCAGGCCGTGGGTCAAGAGGTCGGCCATGGTCTTCGGGAAGGTATTCTGTAACCAGTTGGTATACATCAGTCGGTAATCCTCCGGCTCGTCGTCGTCCCCCAGGATTGCCCCGAGGATGGCGAAGACCGTGCCGGCGAACGGCATCCCAAGAGACCCGGCCAGAGCGCCGGTCATTCCCATGATGCCGACGAACTCCTTGGTGGCCGCAGCCTTGATCTCCTTGCTCTCGCCCCTGATTGCATTGTTGAGCAGCATCGCCAACCGGATGCCGGTCATGATCCGGTAATGCTGGAACTGCAGGACCACCCGAGTCAGACCGCCCTGCAGGGCCGCACCCTTGTTCTCCTTGGAGTAGGAATAGAGGGTGTCGTTGACCACTTCGGCGATGTCGTTCATCGCCAGGAAGAATTCCTTGCCGTCCTGGGAAGCCAGATCGTAGGTGCTGAGCACTGCCGCCTTGCGGGAGGTAAGTTCGGACAGGCTCATCGGTTTCATTGCCAGGTTGAAGACCTTACTCATCATGCTGTCCGGGTCCTTGCCGCGGGTCAGGTCATAGGCCTCGTGTGCTGCCGAGATATCGAGGAGGTTGCGAGCCATGGCCTCCCGCAGGACCAACAGACGACGTTGGTAGGGGGTGAGTTCGTCAGCTATCCGCTTCGCCAGCTGCTCCTCGGTGAACAACGGCTCGCCCAGTTCCTTGCCCTTGGCAGCCGGCGTGTTGCGGTTGTCGATGGTGACCACGGCGTGGAGTTCGTCAAAGAGCAGCTCGACAATTGGATCGTTGAACATCGGCGCCCGCCGGTAGTCTTTCTTGAACGACTCCTTGGTCCACAGTGCCAAGGCCTTGGCTGCCTTGACCGGCCCGTACTTGACCGCCAGCTTAGGCAGGGTCAAAGCGCCGAGCTGAGTCATCTGCACCAGGGCGATCGACGGCGAGGTCATGTACCAGCCGGTGCCGATCTTGCCTAAGAAAGATGCAGCCACGCCGACCTTCACCGAGCGCAGGGCCTGGACCCGGGCCCGCAGGTCGTTGAGCAGGTGGTTCTCCATGTCGGTGTTGGCAGCGGCATCACCGTCAAGCTTGGCCTTGATATCGTCGCCCATGCTCTTGAGGTCGCCCTCGATCTTCTTACCCTGCTCAGTCCAGGCGATGTTGGAAGCATGACGCTGCATGTAATCGAGGTAACTGCGCAGCATATCGAGGCTGTAGCCCTTGACGTTTTTTCTGCGCACCGAGTTTTTCAGGGCGGAGGTCTCCGGCTGCCAGCGCAGCCAGATCTGGGTCATGTCGTTGATGGTGTTCTGAGCTGCCTCGAGGGCATCAGCAACGGCGACGTCGTCGTACTGGTTTACCCCTACCATGTACTTTTCCCGGACAGTCTTGCTCAACTGCTCAAGCATCATCGCAGGTATTGCGACCGCGCCGGCCGGCTGCTTGTCCTTGTACGACTCCTTGATGCCGGCCGGATCAACACCGGCAGCGATGCGCTCAGCCTTGGCCTCGTTGCGCTCGGCGATGGTGGTGAAATGCTCGGCCCACTTGAAGCCGTCCTTGTCGACGTACTTGAGGACGAAGTCGCCGACCCGGGCCAGTGGCCAGTAGGCACCATGCAGGTCGGTGAAGGTGGCGTCGAACTTGAGCATCATTTCTTTACGCTCGTCGGAGTTGGGCTCGGTCACCTTTTCAATGTAGCGCAGCAGGTTGTTCTTCTCCCGGGTCCTGATGCCGGCGATGTGCTCGACAGTGTCCTGGTAAGCCTGCTTCATCTCGTTGGTCTTGAGGGCGTCGTAGGCCTTCTTCGCCTCGCTGTAGGCCTCGATATACGTCAGCTTGGTGGCCTTTTGCATCTTCGCTGCCACCCACTTCTTCTGAGCGTTCTTCAGCTTTTCGGACTTGGTCTTACCTTCTACCCAGTCCTGACTGTAGACGTCCAGCCAGGGGGTTATGCGGTTAAATGAGGCGGTAGCTGCCGCGGTGTTGAAGACATCCAGCCCGACGGTCTTCTGGGCCACCTCCATGGCCTTGTCGTAGACCACCTTCGAGGTGTCGACGATCTCAGTCTTGGCAGAGACCACGGCGTCCAAGTGCTTGGCGAAATCCTTGATCTGCGGGATGGTCTTGCCGAATGTCTGCACCAGGGTGTGCAGCGGGGTCACCGCCAGCCACTGCGGAGCATACTGGACATAGAGATCGTGGAGCTTGGACTTCGGGTTCTTGATCGCAGTGAGGGTCATGTCGAGCTTTTTCTGCCCGGACTTGAAGGCTTCACTGATCTGCTCGTCGGCGATGACACCGAGGGGGGTCTGGACCTGCTCGGCAGTCGTCCGTCCCATCAACTTATCCAGTGAAGAGGTGACCACGTTCGCGTCGGCGTTGAGCAGGTCCTCGCCCAGCCGCAGGACTTCGCTGAGAGCGGTGTCGGAGGCGGCGGTGAGGCCGAAAAACGTCCTGACGGACTGCACGAACCTGGACCACAGGGTCTCGGTCTTGCCCAGCTTGACGGTCTCCAGGTAGTCCTGCATCTCCTTGTTGGACAGTGTCCAGGCCAGCACCTCGGAGGGGTTGTTGAGGGCGTTGACGTTGCGCTGCAGGATCCTCTGCTCGAACTCGGTGAGGGTCTCGCCGCTCGCCGCCCGGGTGTTGAAGTGGTCGATGATCAGGTTGGTGACATCGACCATCTCCGCGGTAGCCTTGGCGAGCGTCGTGCCGGTGCTGACCTTGCGGTTACCGACATGGATGGCCGCCTGGGTGGCGGCGTGGATCAGCTCGTGGAGGACAGTCTCGTAGGACATCCCCACCTTGCCGGTGACATCGGCACCGTTCAGTCTGACCGTGGTCTTGATGCCGTCCGAGAAGTCGGTGGTCGACACACCCCGGGAGTTGGCTGAGGAGGCCGGGATGCTGTCGCCGACATGGGTGACGTTCAGGTTGAACTCGACGCCTGCACCCTTGAGCCTGAGCAGGGCCACCCGGACCTTGGCGGCGATCAGCTTGTGTCCGTTGTTCGGCGTGTTGTTGATCAGCCACTCAGCGGCCTGGATGGGGGTCTTGCCCTCGATACCCTTCTGGACTTTCTCAGCTTCTGCTTTGGACGGGTCGCCCAAATTACTTGGACCCGCCTTGGCGTCGGCGACCTTTACTTGCTCATCCTCAATCACCGCCGTCAGCCCCTGGTACTCAGCCTCGTCCATCTCAGCTGGCGGCGTCGGACGGGACGCGTTTGAACGGCGTGTCGCCACTAGCGATGTCCTCAGCAATGACTTTCGCCTGTGCTGCGTAGGCGGAGGGGAGGGGCTTCTCTGCTTTCTTGGAGGTGACTTTCTTTTCGGGCTTAGCCTTGACTAGTGTAGGTTTCTTCGCCGGAGATTTAGCAGTATCCCCGGTAAGTTTGATCGGGTGAGTCTTTCCGAACCGGTCAGTCAGCGCAATCTCGTTGAAGGTTATTTCCGTACCCTCGAGCGAGGCATTACCAACGTATTTCTTCCCCTCGCCCTTCTTCACGTAGGCAATGGTCGCATGTGGCTGATAGTCCTTGTATGTCTCCCCGGGCAGGTCGACCAGGTCCCCTACCTTTTTGTTTGCGCCCCGCAGGGAGTCGCTGATTATCTCGGCCTTCACCACGTCGTACTTGTCAGTTTCAAAGATCGACACCTTGCCGATCTTGGCGGTTACTGGGCCGACCTTCGACAGTTCAGCCAGTTCTGCAGGGTTGTCGGTACCAAGCCCGTACCTTACAGTGATATGCGGCTCTGTCTCGCGGCCATATGAATCATCGTTAGGATCGGTGTAAAGCTCACTATCAGGGATTGATTTTCCGAGGTCGGTTATCTTCTTAGCGGCAGGCCCCTTGATGTTCACCTGAGTGTTGCTGTAATCGTGTACCTGTCCTTCTTCCTTTACAGGTTTGGCAGTAGCGACAACCGCATTATTCTTCTTCCCCTCCCACTGCGCCTTCATCTTCTCGGCCGCAGACCGGACGCTCTCCTCGGAGGCGTCCTTGGCAGAGAAAGTCACGCCCTTGAGCGGGCCAGCCTGGTAAGTGAACTGCGGCAGGCCGAGGTTGTCGCCGTTGTACTTGAGGTCCTTGTCGACCTTGGCAGCTACTCGGACCAGCTGTAGTTCTCCCCTCGACTCTCCGACGCTCGCACTGCTGTCAGTGCTGACTGCGTTGCTTGCCGGCAAATTTCCTGCTGACTTCTGGGGGCCTCCGGCGGGTTCTGCTTCGAGTACCTGAGAAAGCGTTCCTGCAGGTTCGGCTGCAGCTGGGGTTTGCGACGGAGCCACAGCCACGCCTTGACCAACTCCTCCCTCCGGAGGTACAGGAATTGCAACATTGTTCATCTCCTCCCGTATTTTGAAGATCTCCTCCTGCACCGCGGTCTTCTCAAGGCCTACCGGCAGTGCCTCCCACTGATCAACAAGGGTGTCGTGCTGGAAGGTCAGGGTGTCGAGGTCAGTCGGCTCGGTCTGGTTGGTGACTACTGGCTGGGTACTAGCCGGGGCAGCGCTCGGTTCAGGAGTCAGTGGTTCAGAAACTCCGTCCACCACTTGCTCGGGTCCAGGTTGTACAGCCTGAACAGGTTCATTTGCAGGCGTTGCCTGCGGCTCAGTTTCATCTCTTTTTACCTTAGTTGCATTTTTCTCAAGCCAATTGAACTGGGACCCAGGACTCTTCGGACGCTTTGCCAACTCAGCATTGACCTGCTCTCTGGTCATGCCTGCTGGCGGTGCATACTCATAAACCTTGAACTCGTCTTTCTTGTCATTGTAAACCTGAAACCTCACCACCTCCGGACGCACCGGGTCGTCCTCCAGCTGCTCGAACTTCTTGGTCCCGGACTTGGCCAGCAGCTTCTGGTATTCCTTACGCTCGTCTGGCGTGAACTGCTCCCCGCCCAGTGCCTTGGCCTCAAGCTCGGCGAGGCGAGCAGGAGACTTCTTCACTGCATCGACTACGCTGCCGCCCTGCGCCAGGGTCTGGGCAAGGGTGTCGACGTCCGCCTCGCCGCCCTCGGTAGTGACCTTGCCGTTATGCACGACGCCCTCGACCCCTAGGTTCTTCAGCAGTGTCTTCTGGGCAGAATCCTTGACCGGGTCCACAGCAGCCTCAGCAGCACGGCGGATAGGCATCTCGTTGGCGATATCCTCAACCGCTCCGGAGAACCACTCCTCTGCCCCGGGCACGTTATTATCCACGGCCTCGGTGTGCAGCATATGGACCACAGCCAGCCGCGCTTCTGCCGGCGCCGCCTTCGGGTCGGCCAGGATCTGATCTACCGCTTCCGCTCTGCGAGAGTTACGATAATGGCCGGCGAGTCCGAACGGCGCCAGCAGTGCAGTCATGCCGAGCGTCGGAGCAATAACGTCCTTGGTCTGCTGCCATGGATCAACGTCGACCCCAGCATTCTTCTCAACTACAGCCTGCCCGTAACCCTGACCCATCTCGGTCGCAACCTCGCCGACTGCGGTCTTGAACAGCTGCTTGGCAAAGGGCTTCCACAGCGCGGAGTCCGTCGCGTTTGCAATGACCTTGTCAATACCTTCCTTTGCTACTTTGCTCAGGGCCTTGCCCCCGATGCCGAGCAGCTTGCCGCCGAGATACGTACCGATGGTCTCGCCGCCGGCCTCGATCGCTCCCGACTTCCAGCCAGCGATGCGGGCAGCCTCGGTGTCTCCACCGGCTTCCTTGACTCGCTCCATGGTGTCCTGAGCCTGGGCCATGCCCATAGGCACTGCACCGGCAAGCGCAGATATTCCCAGGCCAACAGCGGCAGGAACGGCAGCAGTGGGGGCGGCAGCCAGGCCGGCACCGACAACGAGCGGGATAGCGACGGAGGGAGCGAGCATCTCGGCGCCTTCCGCAAGGGCGTTGGTAACGGCGTTGTGACCTTCAGGATTCAGCTGGATCTCGGGTTTGGCGAGTCGCGCCTCGGCTGCGTTGACGATGCCCTGGCCGAACTTATACACTCTGGACTCCGGCTCGGTTGCCCACTTGGCAGCCTGCCCGACCATCTTTGGCAACTCTCCGACCACACCACGCTTCAGGCCAGTGTAGACTTCACCGACGGCGGAGCGATTCGCTGCAGTGCGGATGCCTACCGGCGCAGGGATATTGGCAGGAGAGTTCCCGAGGATGTCGTCTAAGGTGCCCTGCTGTGGCCCGTCGGCGGCGAGAATATCGTCAAGGGTAGGCATTAAGCCCTCCGGGTTATTTTAAGTTCTTGATAAACTCTGCGACTTCCGTGGGCGTAACATCGGCGCGGCCGGCGAAATGCTTGTCGACTACGGACTTCTTGTCTGCTGCCAGCTGAGTGTAAAGCAACTTGGCTGTTGTGCCCCCGCTCTTGGGTTCCAGGATCTCCATGGTGTCAGGGTCGACCAAAACCTGCTTCTTAATGGTCTGCTGTTCGCCAAGCTGGTTCGGCGGACCGACGGGAATCTCTTGGTTGAGGACGATCGGTTTGCGGCGGGTAGCCTCCTGTGCAGCCATTGTCGCAGCCCTCAACCCCCGAGCAGATGTCCCTTCGAGCGGGATCTCGGCAGTCTCGGCGCGAGTCTTAGCAGCGTCAGCGATGTCTTTTGGCACGCCGCCAGCGATATCCGCCCACTGCGCGTTGCGCTGGGTGTAGCCTTCCATCAGGGACTTGTTGTAGTCGGCGATGCCGGCGTTGGCCGCGTTCATCTCCGCCGAGCCATCGCTGTAGATCGGATTTCGGTTCCGGTCGTAGCCAGTGATCTGCCGGAAGGCCTTGGCACTGACAAAAGGCGTCTGCAGGGCGGGCGGGGCGTCGGTGCCGTTCTGAATTTCCTGGAAGGAATACTTGCCGGTGGCCGGGTCCTGCAGCATGGCGCGGTGGACGCTCGGGCTCGGGTCGCTCGACATCCCGGTGCCGATGTATTTCTGATAATCAGAAGAGTCCTGCGCCGAGCGGAACCGCATCCCGGCCGGTGCTCCGGGCTGAGCGGCGACGGCTGCTGCGGGAGTGGTGCTGGCCTGAGCGGTTATCTGTCTCTTGATGCCAGTCGGCTCTGCCGGAGGAGGCACTGCAGCCGAGGTCTGCGCCAGTCCGTGGGAGGGCATCAGACTGGGAGTCCTCATACTTAAAGGCGCCGCCCATGCCGGAATATCTCGTGCCCAGCTTATCCCTCTGGGGACCTTTGCCAGTTCCTTTTCTTCCTCAGTCCGTATCGCCATGATGTAACCTCCTTATACTTTCTTAACCTACCGCATCAGCAGAGAAATGTCTACCGTGTTACATATTATAATTGTAATTATGCAGCGTTTTTGTACCGGTCTCGTCGCTGGTGGAATTGACCCTGCTGTCGCTGTCGCTTTCACTGTAGGAGTTCGAGAGGCTTTCGTTGAACCCGAGCTGGGCCGAGGCGGAGACACTCGACAGGGCAGAAGCGACCTTCTGGGCCTGAATCAGGGCGGCGGCTTTCAAGGCTTCGACCTGCACTTCCTTCATCGCCGTCATCGCCCGCAGGTTGGCTTCAAGTTCCTTGACCGCGATCTCGGCCTGAGCCATGACCCCGGAGATAGTTGCCGAGTAGCGATTTACCAGTGCCTTAATGTACTCGCTCTCTCGCCCGACCTCTGCCTCATAGGCGCCGATGTCCGCGGCGTAGACCTTGGTGCCAGCCTCCTCGAGTCCGAGCTGGTAGTCCGTATCAGCCTTATACTTCTCGATCGCAGCGGTAAGCACAGCGATCCGGTCCTTGTTGCCCTCGGTCACTGCCTGGATCTCAGCAATGTTGATCTCGGAGGCGACCTTGGCCCCCTGCATCTGCGCGGAGAAGGCCTCGACCTGCTTGGCGAACAGGTCCACCTTGGCTGTTTCGCCTGCGATCTGAGCCTGGTAGAGGTTAAACCCGGCGGTGACTCCGTTGATCTGGGCAACGGCGGCGTCGATGCGAGCCCGGAACGCCTCGATCCGTGCCTTGTCGATTTCCACCTGCAGCTTCGCCCCTTCCATCTGAGCGCGGTAGAGGTCAATCACCACCTGCAGAGCCTGGACCCGCTTCGAGTAAATCTCCACCTGCTGCACCTGCAGGTCGCCGAGGATCTTCGCCCCTTCCATCTGGGCGCGGTAAATCTCCACCCGGGCGAGCTCGGCGCGGATCCGGCTCTCGAAGACCTGGGCCAGGGTCTTGTAGCCCTCAAGCCGAGCAGTGTAGGCCGAAACCCGCAACTGGAAGATGTCGATGACCATCTGCACCTGGGTCTTGGCAATCTCGAAGGCTCGCTGGTTCACCTGGTTGGTGAAGTCCATGATCTGCTTCTCGAAGGTCAGGCCGCTGGTGATGGCGAACTGAGTCGCCTGCTGGGTGACATCGGCCTGCTTGTACATGGTATCCCGGGCGAGGTCGAGCCGGGTTCGCCGGTCGTCGTACAGAGCCTCCTGCAGGGCGGCGGAGAGCACCCCGTCGGGCATCTCCATGTTCCACTGCTCCCAGGCGTTGAGGATCTTGGCGGTACCTTTGTTGATCTCAATGTCAAGCTGGGTCAGTGCCCGCTCCCAGATCGCCGTCCACACCTCGTCGGTATAGACCGCGTTGCCGAGCGTGATGTCGTTGTAGAGCTTGGTGCGCAGGGCGTCGGCAAGGTCGGACTGGTAGGTCGCTTCACTGTAGACGAACATCGGCTCGGGCGGGGTCAGGTCGGCGGTCGGCATCACGCCGTCAAAGCTCAGGCCCTCAAGCACTGGCGCGGCTGGCAGGGCGATCGTCTCAAGCACCGGCACCGGCGGCAGGTCAAGGCTCGGGGCAGGCGGGATGGCCGGGTCGGCGACCGCCGGCGCATCGGAGGGCACTGTCGGGATGGCAGTGCTTGGCATGGCCGGGATGTTCACCGTCGGTTCGACAGCCGTGAGCACCGGCAGAGTGATCTCTGCGATCGTCGCCTCGGTGAGCCCGAGCAAGTTGCGCAGGGCAGCGATATCGGAGAACGTCACCGCCGTCATCTTGCTGACGTAGGCCGCAACCGCGTCAGGGCTGGGGGGCTCGCCGATCGGCGGCTCAGGCGGCAGGTCACTGATATCGACACTGCCGGAAGGCGCAGAGAACGAAGCATTGCCGAGTGCCCCCAGGGCGCTGGTTGAAGCTGAATCGTACTGGTTGACAAGGTCGGTGCTCAACCCGAACCTGGCAGTGACAAGGTCCTCGGCTACTGATGCGTCTGGGAATCCAAAACTGCCCATAATGTTGCTCCTTTATGAATAGACCTGCACTTTCTCTTCAACGATGGTTCGAATGATCCCCAAAAAAATCTGGCCCCGCACCCGGTACGTTACATCCTCCGGCATACCGATCACCTCGGGAATCTCGACATAGTCATCGTAGCCCTGATTAAGCAGCGGGAAGGACACCGACCCTTGGAACTCATCCGCTGCTGGACCGATGTAGACAAATGCCATGTCGGTAAGATCGCCGTCTCCGTTGATGTCCGCCACCCCTGACTTGGCTACGGCAAGGGAGATACTCTCGCCAGGCGCCTCGCTTTTGTGATAGACTATCCCCTCGCCATCCAGCCCTCGGTATTTACGCATCGGCTCCCAGGCAAACGCAGCGGTAATACTCTGCCGCGCCCCATTGTCTGCAACGATAAAGAGCTCGACCTGCCAAGTCAGATCCTCGCTGTAGCAGCCCGGGCACTGGAGCGTCCCCCATTCATTGTTATATGGCGACGGCAACGGCTGGTGGTTCCAGGTGTACACCGTCTTGTCCTGCTGCCACCGCTCAAGTAGATAGACAGATGCTGCGATGGTGCCATTCAGCCGGATGTTGCCGTTGGGAAAATCGTCAAGAAACGTCTCCGTCACAGTGATCGTCGTCTCATATCGATCAAAGCTGTTCGTGTTACTGGATGTATGTGTGCAACTCGCAGGAAATTCGAAGGCTACCTTGAACGCATCAATCGCATCATAGCAACTCTGTGGGGGAGGCTGGCCTTCCTCAAGTGCTGTGCAGGAATCTTCTGCGTGTCCAACGAAGTAGCTGCCTGCATACGAGACCGTCAGCCTATACTTATCACCGATGTACCCTCCGTCAAACAGTTGGTCGAACCCTACGACTCCCCCTCCGCCGATCGGATTGTGCGCCATGGCAGCTGTCCACACCCACTCGGAGTCAGCCCCATCGTACCACGCCACTGCTCCGCAGGACTCGGTCTGCACAATACTGCCATAGTCCGGCCCATCCTCGGCGCGGCTGTCGGCTGGGGCAAGCCCGGAGGGGCGGAAAAAATACAGGGTCTTGTCATTGGAGATGGACAGTATCCGCATGTGCTCGAAAGCAACCGCCGCGTCATAATACATGAACCCTTCGTGGTAGAAAGCTTCCATGACCAAAGCGTCGTCATCTTCCAATTTACTGAACCAGTAATATGGCCCGGTAAATGACCCGCCCAGACTGGCAATGATCCCAACGATTTCCCGGCTGTAGTTCGCTTCGCCGGTACAAATGAAGCAGGGGATAAGGGTGTCGACCTGTCGTTGCCTGAGTTTCCACTCTTCTTTCTGGGGCGTAGGTTTCTCAGGTCGCACGTCAACAATGACCGTCTCCACTCCGAAGACGTTTTGTATGGAGATCTTGCCGATATACGCTCCGGTCTCGTCGAAGAAATTCTCTTCGTGCTTATTCTGCTGTAGGGATTGGAATGCAGAGTTTTCCCGAAAGGTGCGGAGCAGCCGTTGAGTATGGGCGAGGGAGAGTTGCTCGGCTTTGTACCGATCCCCCTTCAGCTCGATTGCCGTCGTGCGAGCCATCACTGGCTCCGACGTTTCAGGAATACCGGGGCGAGGGCAAGTTCATCAAACGAGAAATCTCCACCATCAACATTAGCAACCCGGACCTTCCAGTATCTGGCCTTGCCGTAGAGGTATTTCTCCAAGGTCTGGGTAACCTCCTGCTGGACCTGACCGGTCTTGACTGGGACGATGGTGAATGTCCGCGCCGTCGTCTCGTTCTCATCGCCGTAGAGGGTAAGCAAGAGATCGTCAGCAGTCTCAAAGGCAATCCGGAACGCCTCGATACTGGTCTGACCTCCGCGGCCGAAGTCGTGCAGCGGCGTGTCGACCCAGGCGGATATCGCTGTGGCTCCGTCAAGGCTGCCGGTTTCTTCGTAGATGCCGGCCGCCCCGAACCAGATCAACTCTCCATTGAAGAACACCGCCGAGTCAAACGGTATGTTGATGTACTGACTGGGAAACTTGCCGGCCAACTCAAGGACTAGGGTCAATGCGTCGCTCATACCGGCCTCCTGTATCTGAGCACTGTGCCGTCAAGCTGGGTGGGCGTAGCGGTGTCGAACCTACCCGACTGCATGGCGGAGAAAAGAGCCTTCAGGGCCGGCAGGACAACGACCATCTGGCCGGTGATCTCCTCATAAGAAGTCAGCAGGATCTGCAGTTCCGGCAGGGTTACATGCAGGGAAGCCGCCTCACCGGCAGACCCGGAGAAGAGAACGGAAAGCGGGGGGAGATCCACGATCAGTTGCCCCAGGGTCTGCTGGTGAGACGAAAATGCGGGCAGCAGGTCGGGGAGATGCACGACCAGTTGTGCCAAATTCTCTACATCCGCTGTGAACAGCGCAGCGAACGGCGGGAGGGTGACATTGAGAGACGCTACTGAACCGGTTGTCGAAGAGAACAGCGGGGTGAGTTCAGGCAGGTCAAGTGCGAACGCCGCCCCGGCCCCGGCGGAGAACATCAAGGTCGGCAGGTCAACATCGAGAGCGCAGGTCGCCCCCATGACTGCTGAGAACTGTATCTCCGGAAAGGGCAGGTCGACAGTCAATGCGGTGCCGGCGACGAAGGCCGGGACCAGTGTCGGTAGGTCCACATCCAACCATGCCGGCGAACTGGTCGCCCCCGAGAAGATCAAAGTCGGCAGGCTGACGTTCAACGCTGCGTAGTTGCCAAGAGCTTGGAACAGAGGTGCAAGCGTCGGCAAAGTGACTGCAAGGTTTCCGGTCTGGTACACTTGAGCTATAGGCGCTTGCCCGGTAATCCGCATCTGCCCGGAACTGGGCAGGACGGTAATGGTGAGAGTGGGTGTCCCTCCAGTGAAGGAAATTTCACCAGATGTTGGATTTACAGAAATACCTGCCCTTGCAACAGGTGTTCCTCCTGTAATGGAGACACCTTTTGTTAATGGGGCGGCGGCGGTAGTGGGGATGCCTTCGGTTACCTCCAGATCGGCAGTGGCTGGTGAAAGAACAGGGGTCCACGAGAACGCCTGCGCTGAGTTGTTTTCCCAGGTATGGGTGAACGATGCGGCTGACTCCCATGCTGAATTGTCATCACTCCACTCGATGTTGAACGCAGACGGGGACGCAGCATAGTAATCCTGTCGTGGGGTTAATAGCACCTCGACCAATGATTTTTCTATCCCCGCGCCAAAGTCGTACTTCCACCACGCCGGCACAGAGGATGATGTCTGCCATAAGGTAGAGGTATTGTTGTCTACCGCTTCTGCGGCATATCCGAAAGACTCGCTACTGGCATACGCCGTTCCCGAACCTGTCTGGTCGGTTCCGCCTACGCTCTCACGAAGTTCTACCTCGGAGAGCGCATTATATGCCCCTGCCACTGCGGTTATATATATTCGCCAGTACCTATGCCCCATTTAATCCCCAGTTACGCTAATTGGAAAATTCCAGTAGCGGGCAACGTAATCAAAAATACCTGACCGTTAGTAACGCTGTGGTCTGCCGGGGTCGTGTCAAGAAGGCTGTAGCAAATCAGAGTTTTGTTTGCATCGGTGTTATCGTAGAACACACAATACCTGGCGGCAATACCGGATGCCCCTGCTGTCCAGGTCGGGTCGTCGCAATCCCATGTGACCGTACCCGCTATGTTGACAAATGATTCATTGGTTACAGCAAGTCCTCCGGCGGTGTACCCATCCTTGACTATTTCGTTTGCACTGATATCAGCCCAGTTTGCATTTGTTGCAAGATTGGGAGTCCATGTTGATGCAACCAGAGCGCATCTGATATCGTCCGTGTCAAGGTCGATCAGTTTCTGCCCCAACCTCGCTTTGAACGTGTGGAATACTGCAAATTGAGAAGCTGCCATAGTCTATCTCCTTACGCTGCCTGAGCAGGCTGCGTGATTGCGCCAGTATCGATGGTCGTAGTTGCCCCAACTGCAACGGTCAGGCTGGACATCCGCAGCTCGCCAGTGCCAACCCCGCAAATTCCGTCAAAGCGGACAGCGGACTCCGATGCGCCAGTGACGTAGGCGTTCGAGTAATATCTGAACCAGCCGGCGGTGCCGGCGGCAAGCCCAACGCCGCTCCAAACTTCGCCAGCCTCTTTTGAGGTAATTCCGGCCGCGGCGTCGCCGAGATTGAGGCCGTTGACAGCGGCGCCTGGAGTGAACGCCCCAGAAGCGACGGTAATCCGCAGCAACTTAGTGCCGATCTCGGCAAGATCCGCGGTAGCCGGCTGGGTGCCGGTGTAGACCTCAATCACACCATTGCGCAGCTGCTCGTCAAGCGAGCCGCCGTTGGCGCCGGCTGCGATGATAACTTGGTCGCCGGCAACCTCAGTGGTGAGGGAGGCAGCCGGGATCTCGAGATAGCCGGCGGCGACTGCCAGGACTTTTACTCCAGCGACGTTGTTCGAGGTCGAGCCAGCGACTGAGATGTACTGGCCAACGGTGAAGCCCGCTGTGACAAACCCGTTGCCGGAGTCGGTGATACGGTCAGCCCCGCCTGTGCCTGTGCCGTCAGCAAAAGCGAAAGTGGTCCCAGTGATCATGTTCACCGGGTAACTATTCTTCGAGCACATCCCGTTGCGGAGCCCGGTGCTAAATCTTCCAGCCATAATTGATCTCCTTTTATGCCTCTATCATAACGATATAACGGTCGCCCGCTACGACTGCGCTCGCAAATTTCCCGGACGGGAACACCAGCTTGCGATGCGTAAAATTTATAAGCCCTCCGCTTTCAGTGAGGGCGCAGATACCTGCCGGCGTAGTGATCAGGATATGCTCTCCTTCGAGCCCGAGCTTCTCACCAGGGCAGGGGGCCATCGACCCCTCCAGCACTCCATATCCGGCCTTCGGTTCGCGGTGGACCTGGCCCCAGGCAGACCCACGATGAAACTCGACACGTGAGGAGGTCCCGATCCACAGCCCCTGCGGCGTGCCCCAGAGCATGGTGACTCGGTCGGGTGTCGGCCGGAAGCCTCGGTGCAGATCATACACTCCGTAGAACGACGGCTCGGAGGCGAAGATCACATTCTCTTTGGCAATCAGCAACCGGCCGGCGAACCAGCCAAGCAGGTGGCCATTGGGGGGGTCAGAGTAGACTCGCAGCGGGTCGCCGCTGTATGTTCCTTTCGCCCAGGTTCTGGTCACTCCGCCGACGATGTAGCCCTTCTGAGCCCCGTTACTATAATAGATCCGGTCAGCTACTGGCAGGTAGCGCATCCTGGCCCCGACCGTCAGGTCCGTGCGCAGGGCAGTGACTGAGTAATTGGGAAACATCCGGTAGAGGGTGGAGCCACTGACGAACAGGCAGACCTCGCCGAAAGAGAACCCGCACCGCGCTGACAGGGCTGATTTCTGCACCCTGCCAAGGCGCCGGGACGGCCGGCCGGAAGAGTCAATATTGACATTGACCGCCTGCGACAGCTCGGTCTCTCCAGTCTTCAGATCGTAGGTCAGACGTACAGGGTCGAGGTAATTATTCAGCCCGGTGGTGGCCTTGGCGATGGGTATGAATTTCGCCTGAGCCATCAGGTGCGGTACGCGGGACAAGTGCCTATCCGCGTCTCCTGGTTCTGGATGCGCTGCAGCGCTGCTCGCCCATCGCCGACATAGAGCCGGTATGAAGCAAGATGATCGGCTGCCTTGACTGGGTCCTGGGTCTCCATGTCATGGTCGTTGAAAGCCTTGTAGGCTGCCCACTCGACACAGGCGGAATGGAAGCGGCTGGGGATCTCGGGCTCGGCATCAGGTGCAGCCCCTCCACCTTCAGGTACTGCTCCGTCGCCGGCAAGGTCATACTGGCTGTACCGCCAAACCTGCAGGACCAGGATGTCACCGTTCTCAGCAGCGGTTGGCGTCGGAAACAGTTGCACGGAGCCGGTGGCGAGGTCAGTCTGCCAGTGGGTCGGCACTCCTGTCGCCTCGGTATATCCATACAGTGCATCCTGAGTAGTGTAGATGTTGCCGGTGTCGACCTTGGCCAACTTCCTGGTGCCGTCCCAGATGTCGAGGATCTGGATAACGCGGGCGGGGATGGCGTAGACAGCAACCCCGGTCTGCAGGGTCAGCTTGAAGTTGGTGAGATCGGTAAAATAGCCGGTCTCCTCGCAGAACTTATCCTGCCCTTCAGCAAGATACCCGACCAAAACAGCATCCCC